TGGATCCCAACATTCCTCGCAAACTAGAAGATTAGTGCTGACAAGATTAACGGTTTCAGGCTTGAGATCTTTTAGATCGTATCTAAAACCACATCTGTCGCAGAAGCCAAAAGCCTTCTTGCCTTTAGCGTAGGAGGCCACTCAGTCGTACCCTCCGGGGAACAACCTCAGCGGCGATTTCTCCCTGTCTTCTTCAACTGCATACTGAAACTGCTCATCGTAGATTTGTTTCAGCATTTGGATTCTGTCTGCAACCTGAGGCTTTTTCAGCGCAATGTTATAAGCCAGACCGGCTACGAGAGCGGGCCAGAACCTAGCGGGCACGTCTGCTTCATAAGCGCCTCCGGGTCCGGTGTCTTCCATTCTTCTTATATATGTGTAGACAAGTTTCTGGGTAGCATCGTTGGGTACAGGCCAGAGATTCAAATTGATCTGTCCTTGCTGCCTGTCAACGTAAATCTGAGTTGGTCTTCCTTGAGCGAGCTTCGACGGAACGCTTTGGAAAGTACTTCTCGATATCCTGCTCAGATCATAATCGACCTGCTTGTCTGCATCGCCAGCATCAGATCTGAGAACTGCTTCGAGTATCGAAACGGCAACATTCGGAGAGGAGTTAACTGCGGTGTACTGCCCCTGACCAGCGACCAGATCTTGAGTGTATTCGCTAACGCACCACAGGTTAATACCCCGGTTAGCCCACTCCATGAGCAAAAGATCTAAGCTCCTTCTGGCTGTCCGAAGATCATAGCCAGAAGTAATTATCAATCCCGCTCTCTCAAATGCTTCTTCTGCAATTTCTCCAACGTCAGGGAGAAATGAAACGCTACCGCTAGTTGCCACGGATAACCTCCAAAACTTCCTTGTTGAAATCGTCCTGTTCTTTTTTAATGTGTCTTATATCGACCTTGAGATCATTCAGTATCTCTTTGTTGTGCTTTACTTCAGTTTCTATTCTCTCTATCTTGATCTTCACATCAGAAACTTCAGACTGCTCAGCAAGGGAACTATGCCCATTAGCGGAAGTGTGTGAAAGTTGCATAGTAAAAAGGCCCCCAACGGCAGAAGCTACAATGCCGATGGAAGCCCAGAAAGTTGTTACGTTTATTGCTGAGTTTATAGGTGACATTTAGAAACAGGCTGTAGCCGGGCTGTGCATTTGAACGTCGGCGCCGGTTCCGTCGCAAAAGCAGTAGTAATCACTTGTGTCGTTATAGAAAAAATATCCTTCGTCTTTACCTGAGCATGGATCAGCAGTTACTAAAGCCTTTTCTTTATACACATCATTCGTCGCGTCCCATTCCAGAATGGCACCATCCGTAGTCGAAGCATTATTGTCATCTACCGTTGCGGCAGAGATTAACGGAAAAAACTTTCCTGTCGCGCTTCCAACGCCCCAACCTCGCGTTCCATGCAAGCGAAGATTAAAGCCTCCATAACCATAAACTTTCATAACAACCGCATCATAAAAACCTGACCAGTTGCCGAAAGTTGCCGGTGGCCTCAACTGAAACATCGAAGCGCCTGAACCAATATGATGATTGAAGTATGCGTAATCCATCCCGATACCAGCCCCACCTGCGGGTATTTTAAGTCCTGTCTCCCATCCTGCATACTTCTTATCGACAAGGCAAGAAGATGCGTCAACAGCACTAAGGCAACCTCCGCTATACTCCGCTTTGAATGCATCTCTAAGTTGAAAATATCCGCCTACGCTAGTGTTGGTAGTATCTTGAACAAGCGAACTCGTGGCTACAAACCCATCTGTATTCACAGGAATTCGCGCTGACTGTATTGTTTTAATGCCTGTGGCGGTCCACTCGCCATACGGAGTAATTTCTATAGCGACATCAGTTTCTGCTGTGGCTGCATCCGCATCCGTTTTATATATATTAATACCAGTAGTTTCGTATTGAGTTGCGCCAGCTTGCTCGGTTATTTTCGTTACCGTGTAGCAGGGTGCGAACGTGTAGTCGCCGGACCAGCGTATTCCAGCCGGATACCTATAATCTGCCGACTGACCATACCAATGAGTCGCAAAGGTCTCTCTACTTACCGGCTCAATGGCTTTTATTTGAAGCCAAAACTTTCCGAATGTTGCTGTTCCCGGTATGTAATAATCGTTTGCTGAGTCTGATACACACCAGTTATCAGCAGTTATTTTGGCAGGGAGCGGCCCAGTACCCGAATCAATGCTCCAGTTATATAAATTGGATGTATGCCCTCCGTAACCACCAGAAGCAAAATTATTATCTAGCCTTGTTCCGGGTGGTCTAGTTGTGGTAGTTCCATCATAAGCAGTTTCCACACGGCTAGACCCAGAAAGCACGAGCAGCTTTCCTACTCCAACAAATTTAGATTCATCATTTGAAATACCACCAAGGGAAACATCAACATAGCTTCCGGTTGTAACGGGAACCGTTGCTGTTCCGTAAGCAGCGCCCCAGTTAGGGATCGTGGTCAACCTTATGCCGTTTATACCTTCGTCTCCTCCAGTTTGGCTTCCGCCCGATGCGTAAACAGAAATTGAAGCCGCGTTGGGATCTGTGTCCCCGCCGGTAAATAAGTTAACAACAAGTGGATGAGCTTCAGACGGAGTTAAATTTGTATGGTCAATAAACAAAGAACCTGTTTTCGTCTTAAGAGTTCCCGCGCTCGGGCATGTAAACCACGGCTTGTTCGTATCAACTCCTAATCCAGCGCCGGTACAGTACGCCTTTATTCCGTCTATATTGTAACGGCCTTCATTTTTAGTTCCGACAACCCACTTCGGAGATACAATCGTTGTGTTTATAAGAAGGTCTGGATTTGAGTTTGGAAGAATATTAGTAAGTCCAGTTACGTTCTCTGAACTTGAGTCTGGAGCGACTCCCTGAAGAGTATCGCCAGCATCACTAATCTGATCCCAGCTTCCCTTGATAGTGAGCTTTCCAGTTCCCGCCGTTGTAATCTCAATAACTATATAACGCTTCTTAGACTTAAAAGATTCTACAGTTAGATCCGTAGTCGCTAACGCAGTAACAAGCGTGCATTCGCCACTGGCACTCAAGTCTCCGCCGCCGCCGCCGTTCGGCGTGTCACAGACATGAAGCTCAGCAGCAAAGCCCCCAGCTCCATTAGACCAGTCAAGCGAAAACAGCGGATAAGAAAAACCAAGGCTGTACACACCTGCTGTGTTTGAAGTAATAAAATCAACTGTCATCATGCCAAAGTCAACGGAGGTGTCACCATCCTTCGCTTGTTTCTTGACAGACGGAGACGCTGCATACGATGGCATTGCAAAAACCAGTATCGTAAGCAGTGAAATCAGCAAGTTCTTAATCATCTAAAGTATCTCCAAATTTCAAAAAGTCCCATTCCAGCCAACCAAAAAGCCATATCTTTTCTAGTGTCTGCAACTCTTTCGACAGGCCATTGAAGCCAAAACTCTCTTATGTAAAGTACGGCAGCAGACGAATAGGCACCGCTGAGTGCAGATAAAGAAAAGCCGCAGATCAAATGCAAAGTCTGATCTACGGCTTCCCTTCCTCTGGGACTTAAATTCTTATACCATTGGGGGTCTGACAATGATTAGGCCAAGTTGTTGTTCTGGATGTACTGAACGGTAATAGTTCCACGACCAGCAGAGCCCGCAGAAAAGTCTATATAAATTTCGACATCGGAAGTTCCAACATTCTCCCAAACATCACCGTCCGTAATCGTAGCGGTGCTTGCAAGAAACACATCGTTAGCATTCGTACCCAAACTAAGGGCAGTAAAGATCTCTGTCGCAGCCGAAGTTGTACCAGCAGAAAGATTTTGACTTGCGCCATCGCAAGCAGTCGTGACGTAGACCGATATTTCAACGATCTGACTGTTTGCAGGAATTACAATCCCCGTTGCAGCAGCAGTCGTAGACTGAGACCAAGCTGCACTCTGCGCCATAACAACAGATCCAACATTAGCAACATTGCTACCGACGGTAGTGCCCGTCGTGTCTCGGATCGTTCCAGCCTTGATCGGTCCAGTAAAAGTCGTCGTACCCATAATTGTTCACCTCATTGCACGCAATTAACCTGTCAGTCCGCGTGCTGTCTTTTAAGTCTGACAGGATTGGTTTACCACTTAACCTTGTCCGCCCAATACGCAGCGGACATTTTGCCCTTAGCAATGTTTTTGCCATGTCGAGCTTTGAAGGACTTACGCTTCGCCTTCATTCTATCCGATTCACCCGCCTTGGGTTTACCGGCAGTCTTAGCGCCTTTTTCTCCGAACCTAATCAGTTTAATTTTATTGCCTTCTTTAGCGAGAACGGCGTGGCTTTTCTTTGGGTGATTAGGTGTTCTCTTGGGTTTGTTGTAACCGGCGAAAGTCTCACTGCCGCGTTTAATAGCCATGCTAAACCTTCTTCCTATGCTTGGCAGTTTTCTTTGCTATTGCCTTAGGCTGTTTTGAAAACTGCTTACCCTTCTTGGTGTCTTCACGCTTCTCTTTAGAAGTCGCAGCATATTCTTTACTCGACAAAGCTTCTCTAGCTTTTTTCGGTAGATACCTTTCTCCGGTAGCCTTCTTGCCTTGAGTGCTAGGCTTGCCGGATTTTGTTCCCCAATCTTCTTTAGTCCATTTTGACAAGGACTTTTGAGCTTTAGTTTTGCCGCCCTTGAAACCGCCGCCAGCTTCCTTATATTTTTCATTAGCTATCTGAGCTTTTCTGGCTGACCATTGGCCCGGTTTTCCGCCTTGCCCACTAGCTTTGACTTGAGAAACAATTCTTTTTCTAAGAGAAGGTTTTGTATAAGCCATTAACTTCTCACAAAGTAATCAATCATCCAAGTAAGGATACTGAGAAAAAATATAAGAGCAGAGCCAACTCCGTAAACTTTATTCTTAAACTGATGAAGCTCTAGTCTTACCGAATCAATCTCGTCTATCAAAGCATTTATGGAAGTTCGATCACTCTTAGCTCGATGTTCGAGACTTTTGACCTTCTCTTCAATAGAGCCGATCTCTCTTTCTGTTATGGGCGTCATTCGCTTTAAGTAAAATAGGTTGGGGAGAGGAGGAATCGCCCGATTAACCTCCCCTCCCCTCTGCGGGAACTTCCCACAGATACCTATTTACGCACCCTCAGAACCGTAGATTCCGAGCGGGTCCGAGACGCCGAAGCTGTACCGCTCGCGGCACTTGTATCGGACATTGCCGGTGTCGAAATCACCGTCCATCGAGGTCTGCATCGGGGTTCGCGTGAAACCCTTCATGCCATTCGGGACATCCGTGATGATGAACCAAGCATCGGGGTCAGTCAGATAATGATTAATGCGATGCCCCTCAGGGATAACTCCGTTATTTCGGAGAGCATTGATGTCATTATCTGCCGTCCCGGCGCGACGATCCGAATCAAGGAAGCGAGACGCAACAAACTGAAGATCCGGGGGGATAATCAGTCTGCGAGCGCGTGCCGCAATCTTAAGACCTCTCTGGTCCGTGAATCCAGCAATGTCGATGATTGCCTGCTCCAACGAAGTCTCGTTAAGATCAGACGCAACCGAAGGCTGATTGGCGTTGACGCCACCATCGACTCTCGGATGAGACGCATTGAAAAGCGTAACTCCGTCACCACTGGTAAACGCGCCACCCGTGAACCCGTTGTTCAGCGGATAAGCAGCCTTGACCTGCTTGGTGTTCGCCGCAGCGCGAGCAAGCGCCTTGGTGTAGCGAGCCGAGAGCGAATCATAAAGATTGTCCTCGATCGCTTCCTCCGTAATGGAGAATCCAAGAGCAACCGTCTCGTGGTTGTAGCGAGCCGTGAAGGCTTCCTGCGCCGTATCGTAAGCGATAGCAGCACCCTCAGACTTCACCGGAGCCGAACCAAAGCCGGAAAGCTGGACTTCCTCCTCGAACGCTCTGTCCGAGGTTTCCATCTCATAAATATCCTCATGCTCGTTTTCATACGAGCCATACTCCATGCCGAAAAGAGCATTCAGCCCCGGCAGGAGTTCCTTCATCATTTGCGCTCTAGAAATAGCCATGATTAGTTACTCCTTAGATTCCGACAGAAGCGTTAAAGAAATGCACAGCAGGATCAACAAAGACGATTGCGTGCGTGTAAGTGGTGGCAGCAGCCTCCTTTAAGTAGTCTGCGCCATCATCGTTGGTAACAGCTACGACTCGCAACTGAGCCGTAGTGGCTGCGGTTGCGGTGTCAAGCATCATCCCGCTCAACCCAGTCGTAGTGTTTCCAGCATTCGTGTAGTCAATATCAAAACCCATACCTATAGCGGCTTGAGTAATCGTTCCTTCGGTCCCGCCAGTACCAACTCTGATCTTGAAGAACTGAAGAGGATTGACATTAACTAAAGCAATGTTGTCATCTCTGTTGATTGCATCCACATAATGATTATCGAAAACTCTTTCGCCATCACTATTCGTGTATTCGCATCCAACAAAAACGCCAACAGCAGCGATTTCGCCAACACCACTAGCAGCGGTGACACTGCCAGCAGCTTCCATCACAACAAGATCGCCCTGAAAGATGTCATCACCTTCATTCTTTGCAATCTTGAAACCTCTAGTGACAGACTCCCCGGAAAGCGCCGAAGAATCCACCCTAAGGCCACCATAAATAGCCATTTTAGTTTCTCCTAAAAATCAAGCGGCGACTTGTAGGAGAACATCTCCTAAGAGCCGTCGCCAAACTTGACGCGAGTTATCCTGTCCGGTCGGAGCAAGGGCATTCTCGCATCATTCTCTCTCATCAAGTTGTTATCAACGGCATCCATTTGGATTCTAGATTGCTCTCGCATGTAATTATTTCGCTCTTTAACTGTACGAGCGTCACACTTGCAAAGCATCAATCCACCGACAACGGCAGCTCCGTCAAACCTAGTGTCGATATCAGGGAGCAATCTAAGCTCAGGGTGATCCTCAAGCTTGACAGGCTCCCATCCTTCTCTGAACCGGCGAGAAACATTTGTGTTGTCGCTTTCGCTTCTCATTGCAGTACGAATCCATCTAAAGACATATCCGTCCTGAGGGTCAGGTGTAGGTAAAACTGAAGGCGGTCTCCAAGGTGCCGGGCGAGAAGACACCTCTCTGGTGTCATGTTCTCTCTTAGCGCGCGAGTCCTGTTCCTCGTCAGCGATATCGCTTTTAGCCATTTTGATT